GTTTACTAGAAACTATACCTACTTTTTCACTCCACAAACGAGTAGTAACTCTGGTCAAGTAACACAACCAACTTGTGGGGCAACGATGTATCTGCATCCTGCACGGTCGGACACTTTTGTGTGCTGGTAATACCGACAAGCGTTCTAGTCTGCGGAAAACCACCTTACCTTGGCAAAGTAGGGTATAACGTGTGATAAGTCCATGACCATAGCGTGAGGTAGGAGCTCACGTCACACGCGAGGGACCAATAAAGGGGGGGATGAAGATCCCCACAGTGAGCGGCGACGGTGGAGCTACTCACCGAGGACTCAAGCGTCCTCGTTAAACAAAACACTTGGGAGTGGGAACCTCCTCCTTTCCCACCCTTGGCCGGGCAAAAAACTACCTAAGATTAATTTTTCTACCATGGCCACAATTCAACAAGCTAAGACACTACTCACAGTCTCGAAGAAGTTGGTTACTTTTTCAAATGCTCTATGCGCTAATAAAAGTGTAAGCAATGCCACACTAGGGCTTGCTGCCGTTTCTAGCGTTTCAGCTGCCTTCTTACTGGGCAGCTATGTAAAACCTTGGTTGCAGGCAGATAACGCGACCATTAAGTTTGCACTTGAAGGGGGTGGGATTAACCCCGATGATGTCGAAGAGTCGCTTGAGGTGGCTTTCCCAACTGATGACGTAGCAATCACAGTATTCAATGGAAAGCAGGGGGCATCCCCACCACCCAAGAGACGCATCCGCACCGGTGGCCGTGGCAAGTTCATCCGTGAAATTGTCGCAGCTGTCAAGTTGCGTCTAGGCACACCAAAACCCACACTGGCCAACAAGAGAGCCGTACAACGTGTAGCACGTGAGGAGATGCTCAACTACAATTTGAGGAAAGTAGTTGCGTCTAGCATCATGCCAATGATCGTGGAAGCTGTATTTGTTCCCTCAAAATGGGAGCTTGAAGCCGCACGCGTGTCGACCTGCATGCTCGCTCAAAGTAGAAAGACTCAGTTCAATCTATTCAGCAGCATGGCGGGCTTCGGCCAAGCCTGAAGGGGCTTGGGCGTTCTTCATGGGGTGAGACATGTTAGTAAGCTGTCGCACCCAGGGCTGACCATGAAGATAAACGCTCAGGCCGCCTGTCGTTCTCGCCAGATCTACGTAGTAGAAGGGATCTCTGGCACAGAGAGAACGCTAACATGCAACGATCCCGACATCAACACCCTTAACACAGCATTGCTGGAGCGGGTCTTCTATCACAAGGTTGGTGGTGAGTACCAACTTGTAACCGATCCCTCACCCATCGTTGTCAACGATAGGTTGAGGGATTTCCGGAAGCGACTCCTATCTTGGTTAGGCACCTCCTCCCCTGTTTCCCCTGAAGCTTTTGCTCAGATGTACACTGGACGAAAACGAACCATATATGAGAAGGCAGTAGAAGATTACACTATCAACGGTGTGCGCAGAAGTGACGCATACAGCAACAGTTTTGTTAAGTGCGAAAAGGTTCCTAGTGATAAAGCACCTCGGTGCATACAACCTAGAAAGCCTGTGTACAACGTGGGGGTAGGGAGATACCTCAAGCCTGTTGAACATAAAATTTACAAGGGCATACAGAAAGTGTTCAATTCGGACACTCCGGTGGTGCTGAAGGGATTCAATGCCGTTCAAACTGCAGATATAATTCGGCAGAAATTCGAACAATTTGAAACACCGGTGGCACTTGGACTTGATGCCAGTAGGTTTGATCAACATGTCAGCAAGGAGATGCTGGCATGGGAGCATAGCATCTACAACGCCATGTTCAGGTCCCCTGAATTGAGGAGATTGCTCAAGTGGCAAATCCATAACAAGGGATTCGGCAGGTGTGATGATGGCACATTAGAATACACAGTAGAAGGAAAGAGATTTAGCGGTGACATGAATACCGCTTTAGGAAACTGTCTAATAATGTGTGCCATGATCCACGCGTACGCACAGGAGAGAGGAGTGAAGATAGACTTGGTGAACAATGGAGATGACTGTGTTGTCTTCATGGAAAGGAACGAACTTTCCAAGTTTTGCAAGAATCTTGATGAGTGGTTTGATGACATGGGCTTCGTCATGACGAAAGAGGCACCAGTTACAGAACTGCATCAGATTGAGTTCTGCCAATGCAAACCAGTCTATGGGGGCAACGGCCTGATCATGTGTCGGAATTTCGACAAAGCACGTGAAAAGGACACGATCTGCTTGTTTGACATATCTACCGAGGCTGCAGCTTCCAAATGGTTGGGGGCAGTAGGTGAGTGTGGATTAAGTCTCACAAGTGGAATTCCCGTATTCCAAGAGATGTACAAAGCGTACAGACGACATGGTGAGGAAAGTAACATAAAGAATAGCGTGTCATGGGAATGTGGTATGACCCACATGGCACATGGGCTTCACCCCAAGGAAAGTCCCATTAGCGATGATGCTCGCTATTCATTTTTCGTCGCTTTTGGAATAACTCCAGATGAGCAGGAAGCACTTGAAGAGTACTACCGTAGTTGGCAGTTCTATCCAGTAGTTGAGGATAGGGAGGTCATGACGGTCCACACTGCTCCTTTCTAGACCAGTAAATGATAAATTTATTGGTACACTTTATCACAATGGCAATGGTTCCGTATAAAGGAAACAAGCAAATAGTCAAGAAGAACAAGAACAAGCGTGGAGCTTGGTTCGATCCAAACCAATTGGCATACGACTTTGGTTTGGGTGCAGTAGAAGGCATGGGCAAATTGGCTCGGCAAGCGTATGAAGGTATAGTTTCAGCATTCCGGTCGAAAGGCGTGCAACCGCAGGAAATCCGATCTATCGTAGCTCCTTTGGCCAAACAATTATCTTATACATCTAGGAAACCTACCTTTATCAAGGCGAAAGGCGGTATAATGATTGAACACATCGAACAAATTAGCATTAATGGTAGTGGTCACACACATTACCTAATATCTTCCCAATCATTCCATTGGCTACGAGGCATAGCCAATCAGTTTGAGGAGTACCAGATTCAAGCGTGGTACGCGTGGAACCCCACGTGTCCAGCAACCACATCTGGACAAGTCATGATGGCGTTTGATTACGATCCAAATGATCCTCCAACCGCGCAATATTTAACCCCAGCAGATTATTTTAACACCGCAGATCATTGCATATCTGCCATTTGGGCCCCCGCAGCCATGGCACCCCAACGGAGTTCCTGGTTGAAATGTGGGGTAGATGGGGATGTGAGGTTATTTAGTCCTGGTAGACTACACTTTAGCGTAACAGACTACACAGGTGGATTTCTCACAGTTAAATATCAGGTTTCACTACGCAAGCCACAACCCGCCACACAGGATGGTGAGGTTATATACACTGGGACATTAGTGGACGCAACTAATGTATTCAACGGAGCAACATTGTTAAGTGGAGATGCTTCACTAGTAGGGTCTATGACCCCATCATTGTTAACAATCGCCTCCACACCAGGGTATAAATTTGTCACCTGGTCGTTAGATGGAAACATCGTATTCAACTACGCAACAGGATCTGGTGGTCGGACTGGAGGAACACGAACAGGCACAGGGGCAACCTACACTGCTGTGTTCAATCCTTTTGCCACCGGAACTGTATCCATAACACCGACGGCAGCTCCTTCAACTATTAGCAACTGGAAACTGACCATCAGTCAGTCCTCGAACAATCCCCTAGCTTTCACTTGGCCATAAAAGACACAGTAACCATGAGCCAAACTAATTCGCAAGCAGCAATCTAAAATATCTAACCGGATGGACTTCCGTAGGTCCAGTCTACCAAAATAATGAGGTTGAGTCTAGAGCCCTGTGTGGATTCACCAACCACCCTCCGGGACTAAAACTATGATTGGTAGATTGAGACAAGAAACAATTATGAGTATGTGCTATTCATTAGCACCCCTTTATGTATTGCCGCAACGTAATCGACGTTACGTTGGGTGTTGAAGCTCCACAGAGTGGAGAGAAGCAGTGGTACTTGAGCGATCAAGTAGGGTCCACGTGGCTTAGTCAGCTATAAAGCACCTCAACC